TATCAATGCATCATATCCAGACATTCGTCGAGCAATTAATGCAGCACAAGCATCTGTAGTTAACGGTAAATTGCAATTAGACAAAGCAAGTGCAATTCAAGCTAATTACATGACAGAAGTTTTAGAAATGCTCAAGAACGCAAAAGACAAAAAGGCAACATTCACAAAAATACGTCAATGCATTGCAGATAGCAAAGTTAAAGACTTTACTCCATTGTATACATTTTTATATGACAATTTAGATGAATTTGCACATGGACATATTGCACCTTGCATTTTGATCATAGCAGAATCGCAATTTAAAGATGCAAGTGTAGTAGACAAAGAAATTAACATAATGGCAATGTTTGTAAATTTATTAGGAGAAATATGAGTAAACCACAAATCAAACCAACGGATATGCAACCTATCATTTGTACAGAATGCGAAGGGATGTATTTTCGACAAGTAATGGCAATTAACAAAGTATCAAAATTTTTAACAGGTGCAGACAAAGACACAATGGTTCCGATACCAGTATTCAGATGTGATGACTGCGGAGCAATACCAGCAGAGTTCCAACCAGTTAAATTGAAATCTAAGTAATGTCAATACCATATCATAAAGATACGATTAGCATTGTATTCAAAACATCAAATCGAAGCAATGCAAAAACCAAGATAAAAACGTTTCGCAATAAATCAATTGATGACATTGTAGATGCTAAACGTATCATTGGTATTCCTGATAATGCAGTAATACTTGAAATTGGAATGGGAAAACAATTAGAAGAACAATATCGTAAAAAATATAAATTATAATAAATGGCAGAAGAAAAGAAGGGTGCGACAATTTTTGATTTCATCGACGGATTAACACACAAAAAGAAAGAATGGAACAAATGGTCTGAAACAGATCAGAAAAAGTTTTCTGTTTACATAGTTAATCGTTGGTTGAGTATGAGAATGGAGTTTACGGAACTAGTTAATGAATTTCAAACATATACTATAGGGTTATTACGTCCTCAAGAAACATATCGTTTATATCATGAATTTCTGCCAGCATCTAAAGGATTTGCAAAATATATAAAAGGCAAATCTGAGGATAAGTATGAAAAAGCATTAGTCGAACAAGTTGCAGAACATTATCAAGTTGCAAAATCAGAAGCTGCTGATTATTTAGATTTAATGGATAAAATGCAATGTGAACGCATTTTAACAATGTATGGTTATAGTGACGGTGATAAAAAGAAACTATTAAAAGGAATAAAATGAGCGTACATACCCAAAAACATTATCAAGGAAAAGATAGCCTGTATAAATTTGCAGAAGAATGGGGTTTGAATGCCTATGAATTTGATATCATTAAACGCATTGTAAGATGTCGGCATAAAGGTACATTCGAACAAGACCTAAAAAAGAGTAAAGACTTAATTGATATTTATTTACAAGAAAAACTTCCAAACTACTCAGATATCGCAAAATAGTTTTTAACGATATTTATTAGAGTAATGATTAAATTAAAAAATTTATTATTAGAAATTAATCCAATATTGGCTCCAACAGTTCAAGATTGGTTACCAACTAATGTAACGGCTAGTTATGGACAATCAGCTAATGCAGACCCATGGTTTGATGAATTTTACATTGAGCTAAAATCTGCAGGAATTCAAATGAAGCTAGATAAAGACAAACCTACTGCTACTAAAGAATTAGAAAAACGATTATCGGCTAGCGGCACTATTCCAAAAATAGATGATATGGGCAATATAATACCAAAATCTCAACAAACAATGAGAAATGTAGCTGACCCATCTAACCCATGGAAAGGTGCATGGATACGTGAGCCAGATATTGACACTACTACAACTTCAAAAGATGTAGTATCTACATTATCCGGGGCAGGAACTAGTAAATATCCAGAAACAGAATTTGCATCAATGATGTATTATGGAATGTGGGTTATATGGCGCGATGCATCTAAACCAATAACATTTGGAAAATTAAATGGGTCTGGAGAAGTTGTAAAATTTACGAGACCTGCATTTGATACTTCATTAGATGTTACTGAAACGACAACTGACATTAACTATAATTTAAAAAATTTAATTATATCAACATCTGCACTAATTAATCAAAATAAAGCACCGCTTTGGTCAATTGTAGCTTGGTTACGGAGTGATTCTCGTAAAATTTGGAATAAGAATTGGGCTCCTTTATTTAAACAAGCAAGAGAATGGTGGATTACGCGATTAACGAGTAAAGATTTTGAAACAAAAATACGTAAAATTAGAGGATGGTCTGATCAGGAATATCGAAAGGCTCGATCGGCATACATACAAATAATCAAACAAACATCTATAAGTGCAGCAGATGGTAGATTTTCTCCTGGCAAATCACAAGTTTATGATAGTATGGGAATTGCTTATACGGCTGGTCAATCTAACCCGGATGCAGCGTTTGTCTCGAATTATTCTTCTCCTCGCCAATCTACAATTTATATTCAAACGAGTTATGTTTATGAAAATAACTCAAGTAATATTGAAATAGGAGAATTTGGATTTCATCCAAATGATGTTGTGAATACAACGATTCATGAATTACAACACACTCTTTGGTCATATCTCCCATTCAATCCATCCGTAAATTGGAAAAAAGTATTCAAATCAGATATACATATGGGTTCTTATCAAGATAAAGTATTGTATACTAAGGATAATTGGTGGAGTAAGAAAAATGTACTATTAAAAAAATCCGGAGATATAGATTTTAATAAAATTAATAATAGAAAACAAGAATTAGTAGACGAATATGGAATACAATATGATTTAACTAACGAACATCTAGATCAATGGTTAGACCCAGTAAATTCTGTAGATGTTTTTAAAAAGCCAGCGAATGACGATTGGTATGGTGCAAATGCAAACGAACATGCATCTAGACTAGCACAATTTAAACAAGCAAAGGGATTAAACGTTTCAGACAATATCACTGTACAACATGTTATAGATACAATAAAACAAGGAATTACACGTAAACGTGCTAAAGATGGAAGTTTGACACCTGAATCATATTTAGTGCCAGTAATGCGCGGATGGGTTAGAAATGGTATGCCGGATATTGCCAAATGGGTACAATCTTTAAATAGAGAATTAGTAGTAAAACGAGAAAAAGATAAACGTATTCAACCACAACGAAATAAAACATATAGGGATTATTTCAATCAATCTACATAAATAATTGGAATATAAACAAAAATTTCATATATTAATAGTATGAAATCAGGAAATTATTTATCCCCAATATATCGTTTATCTCAAGTAGATGCCACAACGGTTCCAAGAAAAATATCTTATTCGCAATGGTCAATGTATGAACGTTGTCCGCTTTCTTGGAAATTAGCATATATTGATGGATTAGCTCCATTTCAATCTTCAATCGAAACATGTTTTGGTACAGCATTCCATGAAACATTTCAACATTTTTTAACTGTATTGTATACAGACTCTGTTAAGAAGGCAGAAACAATAAATTTGCGAGAAGTATTGACAGCAAAACTTAAAACGGAATATTCGCGTTGCGTACAAGAAAGCGGCGGAGAACATTTTTCAAATCCTTTGCAATTAGCAGAATATCTAGAAGACGGTGTTGCAATATTAGATTGGTTCGTTAAACGACGTTCGCAATACTTTTCAACTAAGAATTGGGAACTTGCTGGCATTGAAATGGAATTGTGTGTACAGGCATCAGATGCAAATCCTTCAGTATATTGGTATGGATTCATGGATGTTGTTTTGCGACATGTTCCAACCAATAAGATTGTAATACTTGATCTTAAAACAAGCCGTAACGGTTGGAATAAAAATGCTAAATCAGATTCACTTAAATTAGCACAGCTCATAACATATAAAAATTATTTTGCAAAGCAATATGGTATTCCTAAAGAGAATATTGATGTTGAATTTTTTGTTGTTAAACGCAAAATAATGGAAGAGTCAATGTTTCCACAGAAACGCATACAAAATATTAAACCTGCTGCAGGTAGCGTTACACAAAAGCGTGTTCAACGCAGTATTGATGCATTTGTTGAAAAATGTTTTGATTCGCAAGGAAATAAACAAGCTGACACAAATTATTTTGCAGTAGCAGGTAAGGGTGCTGCAAATTGTAAGTATTGTCCATTTAAAACAGATTACGAAAGATGTCCGAAAGAGAACAGAATACGAGAATAAGATATATGCATGAGCATATTTACATTTATCAATTTGAAATGGATAATCACCCTAGTTGGTCTGGAAGAAGACGCGGAACCATGGAATATGCATTATGCACAAATCATCATGATCCAAATAGCAAAGAAAACAGAACGTTATTGGAATCCATGTTAAGAACAGTGTATGGCCATATGCCTAAAGGTGTTAAATTTTTAAGAGAAAAAGTATGAACCGAGTAGCAGTAGTTGGAAATACAAATTGGCAAAATAAAAGAAAAGTACAGGAAACTTTGCAAATGCTCAAACGTAAATTTGCAGAAGAATTAATTGTTGTCGGTGCCGGAGGAAATGAAGGTGCAAATAGTATGGTTAGAAAATATGCATTGGAATTTGGAATTGATTATGAAGAATATAATCCTAGTTTTTCAGGATACAACATGTACTCCGCTATGCCTGAGTCTTATTATGGAAAACCTTATCATTTTAGTCAGTTGCA